ACCAAAAGGTAGCAGATGCCTTCAACACTGAGGCACTAACCTCTGGTGCATTAAACTTCGGCAAAAATATTGTAGGTTCAGCTTCATCAATGGGTGGAGGCGTGGTTGGGAAAATAGCAGACGCTGATGAGGCAACAGTAATGGACAGCGGTGCAGCGGTAGGAATTTTAAGAGATGATATAACGGGAGAAGGAACCTTTTTAGGAGGTGCAAATACACTTATGGCAGACGACGAAAGAATTAATTACGACACTAGCACCTCAGGATCTAATCAAGGTTCTTCGGGGATGGATAGTAGGCTTGAAGGGTACTACAACATTCTTAGAGAACAGGGACCAGAGGCAGCAGCGATATACGCAGAAAACCTCGGACTTTTTGTTGAGGGAGTTGGTTCTGCATTATTTGGTGCAGCACGGCAGTACACAGACGAACAGCTAATGTCATACGGGAGATCAGTGGGCATCAACGATGGCTCTGTTCCAACCATTCAAGAAATTACTCAAGCTGGTGTTGTCCTAGATCCTTCTGAAGAAAGAAGGGTTATGGATTCCCTCATGGGTAGTCAGGTTGCTGGTGGAAGGCAGTTTGATCCTGCGGTAGCACAATCCGCTATTGATATGAACCAGATGATGTACAACCGCAGACAACCGTTCATTACAGCTGGTATTAACGCATCAAACATTGCTCCAGGTATTCAATTTGGTGGAGGTATAGCTGCAACAATGGAAGGTGCTTTGCCTTCTTTTTCTGACATTTTTAAGATGGATCAAGCGGATATACAAAACAAATTCAACCAACAGCTTCTAGCGTCTCAAGAAAGTGCATCAGATATAAACAAAATCCTTGGAACGGTTAATGCCGTTTCTGGTGCGTACGAATCAAATCTTTTTGGATTTAAGGATTTAATAGATACTACGAAAGAAAATCTTGGAATAGGACAAAAGAAAGAAAACCAATTTGTTATGCAAGATGATACTCTTGAAGATTTGTACAAAAAATATATAACAGGAGGAGGATAATTATTATGAGATTCGGACAACTACCATCAGTTCGGGAGATGACTCCTGATATTACACCTTTGCTTCAAGCTAGCCAGATGAAAGATCAGGCGTTCCAAAACATTACTGGGACTATATCTCAGTTAGCTGCACAAAAGCAGCAGAAGGAACTAGATAAACAAAAGAAACAGCAAGCTATAGCTGCTGTAACTCCTTTTCTGGAATCCCTTAAGCAGATGAATCCTAAGCTTAAAAATGTTAATTTTAGTGCTGCTGACTTAGTTGGGGCGGTTGGGGCAGACAAAGCTATGTCTCAAGTCCAAGATCTAATGACCGCTCTAAGCAATGAAAGAAATAAGGCGCAGGAGCTTGCTCTTCAAGGACAGGCAAATAAACTTGCTAGGAAAAAATTTAAGAAGGATAAGAAAGACGAAGAAGAAAAAGAACAACTTGATAATTTTAATCGCGTAAAAGGTGCTGAATTTTCAAATCTTAGAGCTAGTGTAGTAAGGGATCTAGGAGGGTCAGTAAAAGATGTTGATACTTTAGAGGGAATAACTCCTAGTGTTGTTTATGATAAAGTATTAGAAGTTTACAATAGTTCTCCTGATAAATATAAAAATCTTAATAAAGAAGATTTTAGCAGCCTTCAATCATCCGTTACTGACAGACTGTCTGAAATTGCAAAAGCTAAAGGAGAGGCTAGACAAAAGCTAGGTGAGGGAGAAATGAACTTTGAAAAGGTCAAAGAGTTATACTTCAGTAAAAAATCCAGTTTCTTAAAAGGTCTTAACGGGACAAAGGAAACTTTGAACTCACAAGATAGGATAAGAAGAACTGCTGGCGAGCTTAGAACATTCCTAGAAGATTATGTTGCTAGTGGACGAAGTCAAACCATAGATCAGCTTTTAGAGTCTAAGTTCAGGGGATCAGAGTTCGCGAACGTTATTGCTAAAGTAAAAGCCCTTGGTGGACAAGTTGGAGCAAGCCAGCTCATTGCTATGAGGCGAAACTCTAAGGACGGATCTTCGGGGTTTGGTCAGCTAACACAGGCAGAGCTTACTTTGCTTGAAAATTTATTTGGTGCAATTATTAACGAAGACGGAGAGATTGCTCCTACTCGTACGCTTTTAGATACGATGATACAAGTCGAACAAGTTATGGAAGGAAGACTTGCCCGAACAGAACAGATAGCTAGGGAGGAGTTTGGTGCATTGGCTAAGTCTTACGAAATTGACAATTTTGAAAGTTTTATGGTTCCTGACGGTGCACCTAGTGCATCATTAAGGCCTACAAGCGGATTAGGGCCTGTATTTAGGCAAGATACAAACAGAACCTCTTATCAGTTCAATACCGTCGAGGGATTAGTCCCTACAAGCGAATAACTTTAATTTTAAAGCTTTTGATATGTCTGAAGTAGTTGATATAGAATATCTGGATGAAATATTTGAGGTTCCTGAAGAAGGTTTAAAATTCTTGCAGTCTCTTCCCGTGGATAAACAACAGGAAGAGCTTCAGAAAATGTATTTGGGCGTAAAGCAGTCCAGAAAAGACAAGGAAATTAAAATAGAAAAGTCTAATGAAGCCAAAAGAATTCTATCTAGATTTGATCCAACAGTAGAAATTGACCAGTACTCTCCTCAACAGACAGAAATTCCAGGACTTGGCAAGGGTCCAAAGGAACCTTTTATAGCTTCTGCATTGATGATTCCAGAAGAAGATCTAGACACTACTTCTGGACTTTCTTATGGTGTTAGGTCAAAGCTTTCTCTTTTAGCTTCACCAGAGGCTAGAAGAGTTTTTCTAGAAAATGCTACAGGCGGAAAGCTTGAAACTTTAGAAATAAACGGCAGACCTGAAGACTATATAAGATACCGAGACGGGAAAGTTGTTCAAGTAGACGAAAAAGGATTCAGACCTAGGGATGCAGGAGACATGATGGGTGAGGTTCTTCCCCTTGGGGCGGAAGTCGGTGCAACCCTTGCCGTAATTAAGGCCGCTGCTCCTACTGGTGGAGCATCTCTTCTTACCCTTGGAACAGTAGGTCCTGCTGCTGGAGCAGCAGCTAGAGAATTTCAGTCAGTAATTGCTCAGGAAGGTATTCCTTTTATGTTCGAAGGTTTAGCCCCAGAAGCTCAGGTTGATTTTACGGATAGCCTTGGCAGGGCTGCAACAGAATTTGCTGTTGGTGCAGTACTAGAAACTGTACTAGTTGGTGTAGGGAAGTTCGCATACAAACCTAAAGCTATAGCAAAAACATTAGAAGCTGAAGTTGCTGACCAATCGGCGAAATCAGCAAAAAGTTTTAACAAAAAATACGAATTTGAAATAGAGTCAGGGGGTCTTTCTAGAGTTACAGAAGCACCAATGGCTAAAGATGATTTTGAGTTCCTTATTGGCAGCAGACCTGGATCAATGGCTATTCCCGTTGAAAGAGTTGGTACAAATATAAAGAATGTTCCAGACGTTATTTACGGAACAGAAAGGTTAGCTAAAAAAGAAGCTGCAGATACTGTTGTAAGAAACGCAGACAGACTCGAAAAGGCAGTAGTTCAAGCTGAAAAATCAGGAATACAACAAGTTGATTTGCTTGTTAGAGAAACAAATTCTGGTCTAGCAAGGCTTAAAGAATTTGCTTTAGGTGGAGGTGCGCCAAGGGCGGCTGCGGAAAGAGCTAGTTTAGTTTCCGCTGAAGTTGTTGAACAAACTGCTAGAAGCATAAAAAAAGAAAGCGATGAACTTTATGGGAAAGTCTTTAAGTCTGCTGCTGAAGAAGAAGTCGGGATTCCAATAAAAGATTTAGTACAAGTAGTTAGAGGTAAAACAATAAAGGCAAAGGGCGAAAAGAAATTAGCTCCCAAAAAGGTAGATACTGTAGTTAATTATCTTTTTGATGAAGTTATTCAAAAATATGAATTTAAAAATATTGCTGAGTTAAAGGATAGTGACTTTTGGAAAAACAATTCATTGGTTTCGTTTGCAGATCTTGATTTATTTTATAAAACAAACAAACAAGCCTTTGATACAAGTTCTACTTCTAAAAATTTATCAGCTAGAGATCTGGATCAAAGACTGAATAAATTAAGAAAGAAAGTAGCATCTAAATCCCAAGGGACAAAAGATGCTTTAGAAGCGGCAGATGGTTTTTATAATGAAACATATGTTCCGTACAAAAACAATGTTTACTCTAAGTTTTTTGGAAGCGAAGCTTTTGGTTTACAAAAGCCTGAAGTAGGAAATGCGGGAATAATTAGCATTTTAAAAGGAGACAATCCTTTAAAGTCCATTCAAAACATTAAATCTGCTAGGGAAAATATAGACAAATTTTCGGGACCTAACTCTGAAGCAAGAAGGATGTTTGACCAATCCTTAAGGTATCAACTTCTTTATAAAACTGGATTTTTGGGAGAAGTTGGCACAGTACCTAATGGAATAACTGGACAGGAAAAGTTTTTGTTTGATGAGGTTTTTGGCCCCAATATGTCTGATACAGTTCAGTCATTAAGCAAAGATGCTAGAATTCTTAACGTAGAAATAGATGCCAAGAAGACTCAGAAAATACTTCAAAAATACGTCAGAGAAGGAAATATAGAAGGTAGCAAATATAAAAATTCTGTTTTTAATTCTTTGAAAAAAATAGAAGACGCTAAGGACTTAGAGGCTCGAAATTTATTTAACACTAAAAGTGCGTTCGAGGTTATTCAGGGAGATCTAGATGGTGCTGGTAGGCTTATAATAAAAAAGAAAACCAATACTGATTCAGTTCACAACTTTATGAAGGAACTGAAACCAATAGAAAAAAAGTACTTTAGAAGGGCCACCCTAGCTGCGTTGATAGACAAATATGGAGCCCCCGATGGTGACGGGTTGTTATTCAACGGCAAAAAGGTTCTTGAAGTGATAGAAAGTAATCCTTCAAAGTACTACGGGGAAAACGGAATCTTTGGGCCTGATGGAAGAAAGAAGCTAAAACCATTTCTTGAGTTAGCCGATACTTATAACTTAGACATTAAAAAGGCTTCAAAAACCACTGTAGGGCAAGTAAGTTACGGAAATAGAATTATATGGAATGCAGCAGATCCAGGATCTCCGACGATTATTACAAACTTATTAAGCAATCTGTCTCCAACTGCGATTAAAAATAGGATAAAATCCAGGATAATGGCTACTGCCTACCTGACCGACAGCTTTGATAAGAAATCAGTTAAAGGATACCTGGCAAGGAGATCCAATTCCAATTTTAATTACGATGAAGAAGTAATAAATCAAGTGGTAAGGGATATGCTAGTTAAGGAAGATGGTATAGAGTTTTTGCTAGGCTACGATGATGAGCTAAGGGCAACAATGGTAGAATTCTTGGGAGGCTCTGGAACACAAAGTGCTCAGGGCCAAAAAACATTTATAAGAGAATCTATTTTAGATCGCCAATAAGCTTACGGTACTTCTCCTTAGTGCTCTCCCTCTTTGAGCGCTTCAGGAGCCTCTTGTACTTCCTTAGAAGCTTATCCTTGTCCGTTAGGTGCTTGGGGTGAATTGGGTTCTCAGAATAATCCTGGCCCCAGTACTCAACCAACTGAATTACTGCATCTTCTTTAGAAACTCCTAGATGCTTAAAGTACCTGTTGAAAGCGTTTATGACCTTCCCCTCAAAAGCGTTGACCTCTCGTTGGAGTACTTGCCTAACGTGCCCCGTCTTATGATCGTGATCTAAAACGGGGTCCGTTATAGGCAACCCAGATATAGGGTCTATGCCCTTCTGTTTTTTAAGGGCTGCTTCTCTGTAAAGCTTAATCTCTTTATGTTTAAGCTTCTTCGCCATAGTTCAGCCCAGAAAAGAACTGGTAGTTATCGTTCAGCTTCTCGAAGGCAGTAATGCCCCATTTCACCTTAGATTTCGGCCACTTCTTTACCTTCATGTCCGCTGACTCGCAGTCGAACACAACGCTGAACACGTCTGGAATGTAATCAAGTTCCCACTGCTTGGAGATAATCTGAGCTTCAATAGCTAATTGGCAACAGTCAGTGTCGTAGCTCTTGTTCTTATCGTTCCTGAACTTGAAGTCGTACAGCTCGTACTTCCCCTTATCGTTCATGCAAATAAGATCAAGCATCCCAGCGACGTTAAGATCATCATCTAGCACTGAAAGCTCCATGTGTACTGGAGCTGAAGAAGCACTAGAGATGTGCTCTATGAACTTAGCTGCGTACTTCTCGTACGGGCCGTAGTAATTAGATCCGTCTTGGTACTGCTTTAGGGCCTCTTCTAGACCCGCGTGAGCCTTTGTACCGAACTCTGATGACGTGACCTCAGTCCCGTCTTCGTCTGTCCTGTAACCCCATAGACGCTCTTTGAGCTTCGCTGGTGGATCGTCTGGGTACTTCTTAGTGAACTCAATAAGCTTGTTCTCTCTCCAGATGTTCATGTCGAACCCCGACAATCCCTTTGGCATGATAGAGAGAATACCAGTGACCGAAGGAGATACACCCCCGTGCTTCTTGGCTTTCGGAATACTGTTTACGGAATCAACTAGAGATACTTTACCATCGCTGTTTTTTTCATAGAAGTGCATATCTATTTAGCTACACGGTTCACAATTTCTTGCTTAATTTCTTCTATATCGGCCCCAGTGAGGTTCTCCCAGGCTCGCTCTACGTTTCTCTTAGCAAGATCGTGACCGAACTTCACAAGAGCGCTAGAGGTCATCCCTTGAAGAATATCAAGAACTGACTGATTATTGAACTGGTCTTGGATCATGTGATCCTTAACTTGTTCGTCGGATATGTTTTCTACTTTTAGATCTTTAGACATAAAGCCAAAGATGCTTTTTCAGTTCTGGAATGCAAGCTTTTTTTACTTCATCTCAGAATCTTCTTTAAGCCTATCCTGAACTAGCTTGGCGTACCCCTGAATGTCCTCGTATGTATCGAGGTGCTTGTAGTCCGCAGTAACCGCTCTAGAGATCTTGCTGAGTATCATGTCGAAAGCCTCGCATACATCAAACGGCAGTTCGGAGTACTTTACTCCATCACGAACAACACGCTTCAGCCGTTGGGCTATCTCGGCGTTGTCAGAGAACCTACCGTACGTTTCACCACGTTTTTTCAATGTTCTATCTATCATATCAATGTTCCCTAATTCTAATTTCTCTAATTCCGAATTGATGAAGTGCTTCTGCACAATCAGGGCAAATGTGTTTGTGCCCATAAATCCAAACTACGCTAGGAATCATTGATAGATCAATTTTTTTTAGCTCATCGATCAATCGGATCTCAGCGTGTTCTGATTCACAAAGATCGGGCTGAACGCCAGTGGGCAGATCTAACCTGGCACAGACTTGTCCAGTGTTCTCGCAATAATTAGCAGCTGTAACAAATCTCTCTCCAACCCAGCAACCAGCAGCAACAGCTTTTTTCTGGCAGGTGCTTTTAGGCTGAACCATTAGTCGTAAATATTCAAACTCAGTCATAGTGCCATCGGATAAACGCTAACCTCATCAAGATCATTTCGACCTCCGTTTTCCACAAACCCACACGCTATTGCTGGCTTAGGGCCGTGCTTTCCGTACGCCATTGCGTAACTTGCGTGGTCAATCCCGCAGCCAGATTGCATACCGAAAACCCTAAAGGAGTCACCAACCGCCCATTGCACGTAGCACTCCGTGTGATAATGCCCCTGCACGTTATTAACCATATCGGCCTTAGCCCTTTGGATGCCTTTCTTGCCCTCTCCGTGGCAGTACTTAACTCCATCTATATGGATACTTTCGTGAAATTTCCAATTAGGTGTACCTAGAACCTCTGGGCACGTGCGAATCCATCGCTTGCTTACCCCTGCACTAAACGCCTTACGGGATACGATCCTATCATGGTTCCCGATTACTACATCAGCCTTTGGGAATGCTCTGTACCAGCGCTTAACCTTCTTGATCGATAGGTCTAGCTCATCGCCAGCAGACATCCCATCTGGGTCCTGCTCGTGAAACGAACTATAATGTGAGTCAATTATGTCTCCAATGAATAGAACTCTGTTGCAGTTCTTTTTCTTGTACAGCTTTTTGCAGAACAAAAAATATTTGTCTAAACAAAAAGGTTCATGGAGGTCTCCTACTATTAGTAATCTATTCATAATAAGTTGGAGGCTAAGAATTCTGTACACAAGGCTCCGAACTCTTCGTCTTTGCAATCTACGTACTCTTGCGTACTGTAAACGGCGTGATAAATTTCGTGAGCTATAAGCGGCTTATCGTTGCTTTCCGTATAAACCAATATCCAAGGCGAAATTGTCCAACAACATCCCCTGCACTCTCCTAGTTCTATATCTTCGGTTATTCCAGACCTCTGAACCCATTTCTTAAAGGATTCAAAAGACCCACCTACCTGAACTAGGTAAGTTGTTGGCAAAAAATCAGATGATATATCAAACCGTTTCATAAAAAAAAGGGGCCTAGGAAAACATGAAAAACCTAGACCCCCTTGCTGTGCATTGTAACCGTCAGAACGCCTCTTCTTCCGAAGAGGAAATTTTATCAGATGTATCAGATGTAGGAGATTCGATGAACTCCTGAAACGAGTCCCACAGATCCCTAGCTAAATCCAGTGACTCGCTTGGGGTTCCTCCTCGTTCAGCAGCGATCTTGAAGATCATTGCCAACGAGATGGCTTGATCCCTAGCGGCTCCCTTAGTCTGAGCTGGCGTAGCTGGTGTAGCACGTGGAGGCTGTTGTACGCCTTCAGGCTTTCCGAAGGAAACCTTCCTCTTACCTGTCTTAGTCCGCCCTTTATCTACTGTTTCCACGATAGATCCAACATTGGCCCACCAAGGGGACTCGCTAGTTCCGTTAGCAAAAACGGTATCAGTCGAGCCTTCCAGCACAACTGCAAACGGGTACATCGTCCCGTACTTTGATTCCCAAGGGTCTGAGAATCGTTCGAATGATTTTATGGTATCCATACGTACTAAAAGGCATCAAAATCAGAGTCTGTCAAGTCCCAATCTGACATTTCTTCATTTTTTTCTATTTTTTCTAGATTTTGAATATCAGTATGGAACATTCGTCGGCTCTTTTGGAACCACAGATCCCTGTAAACGAGTATTCCGCTGTTCCTTTGCTTAGATACGTAGAACTTACCGTCGGGTTCTTCTGTTTGCTCTCCAGCTTCTAGCTTCTTCTCCTTCTCCTTATTTCTCCAGATGAGTGCAATGCTGTGAGATGCAGCTACTATGCCCTGTCCGCCCAGTATATGCTCGTTCTCTGGAACACCAGCCGTAGTCGCCTTCTTTGCGTCACAGTGTGCAATTAATATTACCGTGACGCGGTTATCGAGGGCGAATTTCGCTGCTTGCTTCGCTATACGCTCCTGACCGTTCCAATCGTCTTTCGCTGTTAGGTGCATCAGAGCATCTATCACAAATATATCGCACCCGTACCTTCGATTAGCGTACAGAAAATCATCCTTTAGGCTTTCCCATGAGTTGTCTACACCCTCCTCGGATTCTACGAACCAAAGTTTATCTGCAAGAACCTGCACCTCATCCTCGATCTTGTCAGGATTTGGGCATTTACCGTTCTGCATCCATAGCATCTGCATCAGCATCGACGAACTAGGTATCTCAAACGATGCAACACATCCCCTGCGATCATTTGCTGCCATTTCGTGCAGTACCATCTGGTACATCAACTGAGATTTGCCATGTCCTGCGTAACCACCCAGCGTGACCAGCTCTCCCTCACGAAGTCGGAACGGAAGCTCAGGCCACATAAATGGGTTATGAGCCTTTTCGGACTCGTACCTGTGTACCTCATCAGCAACGTCGGCTCCTAAACTTGCTGCTGTACGTATTGTAGGAGGATCATTTGATTCCGCAGATTGTACTAGATCGGGAGCATCTGTAGGACGTTTCCGCAATAAATCGTTAGCATCGTTCACATCCTCTGGGTACTGCACAGTCTTGCACCTTTGAAGACCAAGGCGTTTAGCTATTTCCTTTGAAGCTCTCTGCCCAGCCTCATCGTTGTCCATAGCAATGTAGATGTTCTCGAAACGAGACAAAGCCTCGTAGTCGTTGTCAATCCAACCTAGGTTAGACACCCCGCTAGGAACAGACAGGCACGGCATCCCTACATCCATCTGATCCCAGGACATTGCGTCTATCTCCCCCTCGGTAATCAGAATACTCCTGTCGTTGTCAGTGACGTTCTGCCACCCCCAGAGCGTGTGCCACGCTTTAGTGCTCCAGATGTCTTTTTTACCGTTGTTCCGTAGGACACCCGTGCTTTTCAACATCACGTAATTGTCATCGGGATCATAGAACCTAGCAGCCCAGAAATCCTCATTCACTGCACTGTACCGCTTATGAGATCGAATTCCGTATTTCTGTAGTACAGCCTCAGATAGTCCACGCTCTTGCGACAGGTACTTCATCGCCTCTGTACCGCGCATAGACCCTAGAGCAGTGCTGCTGTCTTTAGAAACAGACGGACGTTCAGCTACAATAACAGGTTTTATGTCGTGTAGGCCACAAATCCGCCTAGCCTCCGTGAACGCTTCTCTCCAACTTGAATGCTTCCTAGCTATCAGTGCTAGTATAGGAATACACTCGCCTGTAGCTGAGTCCTTAGCTAGATACACGCCTCCTTTGGCTCGGAAAACTCCGCAGGACGAACCTTTGTTCCCGTCGAGGTCTCCCATCTCGTAGTTATTCCCACGCTTTTTGGCATCAGGAAAATACTTGCTCATAACGGTATCAATTTGACCCGATAACGCTACGTTAATTTCTTGTGGTGTACTCATTTTTTTTAACTATAAACTTCGAATCCTGACATCTCGTACAGAGAGTCCTTAATTAAATCATCTGCAACAGCACGGACGATTTTGCAAGCATCGGTTTCCCAAGGGCCACAGATGTCCTCTTCGATGTCCCACGTTATGATTTGCTGTAGCCTAGTACTGCGGAAAAAGTCCGCTGGGCCACTCTGGAACAGTACGTCCTTTCCATCCCAAAAAGAGACAAGGACTGGGTTCTCCCACATCTGTTCACTGCGGGCCTCAAGGTACTCCTCTAGGGATTCCTCAAGGGATTTTTCTGATTCTGATGTGCAATGGTTCATTTTCTGCATTATGATCCTCCTTAAACATTGATTTCTTGCGATTTTCTCGCTTTTTTTCGTCCTCAGCTCGCGCCTTTACCGCATCGAAATAGTACGTGTCAACGAGCTTTTTTTCGCAAAGAGCCTCCCACCCGTCCTCAACGTAGGTGTCGGCGTGGGTGTAATTCGGCCAGATCATGCCCCCACTGCCGTGAAAGCTGTCTAGGACGAGAGAGCGACCGCTACGACCCCGAACTTCCACCTTGTAGTCGGAGTCAGGCAACTCCTTGAGGCGGATCACTTGACCCGCATAAAGGATGTTGGCTGGAGACAACCGAAACGTGATCACGCTACCTACGTCTAGCATGACAGTCCTCCTTCGTTCATCAATTCAGAGTAATCGAATTCTGGCCAAAAGTCTCGAATGGACTTTAAAGTTCCCTCGGTTCCCATCAATTCGTTGTGATAGATCACCAACTTTTCTTGTATAAGGGACTCGCCTCGACAGAACTCTTTCCCTGCTTCAGTAATGTTCCAATATCCAGACTCTTTCTTTTTGATGTTATTGTTTTT